CTGAGGCATATAATGCTCTGGGACCTGACCCGGAATGATGGCTCTCTGTGGAGGACACTTAATCTCAACGAGTTTACCTGACTCACTCACACCATCCGGACTTCCACCTAGCCATTTATGTTCGGGGTGGGGGCAGAGACCAATCTCGTGGACAACTTCATTGTGACGCTGTTCATATAGGATACGGGCTTCGTCTTCATACAACTCTCCATGACGTGTAGCCGCATTCCCCGTGAACTTTTCCCCTAATCCACACTTCTTCAAGAGTAAACCTTCCGGAGTCTCATAGGGATTTTTACCGATGGCTGTGGCTGCATCACTCGCAGTTAACATACCCTGTCTGAGAGCCAACCATTCTTCTGATTTCTGTGGAGCATAGTCCCTCTCGATCAGTGCTTTTACATTCGGGTGCATTAATTATTTTACCCTCCATTTGTTTAAGCGTTAAACGAATATGCTTTTGAGAATACACATCTCGTTTTTTCTTTTTATCATTCTTAGTTACACGCTTTTTGGGAGTAAATTCAGACCCGTACTTCATTGTTGAAAACCCTGATTCATATACATTGACTTAGGTGGATAAAAAAAGGATTTCGCCGCGAATTGTTCAGCCTGCTTTTTATTTTTAGCAAACCCTTTACCTATACACATACCGTCTACGATCACGTCTATATAGAAAATTCCATTACCGTGATGACTGACAACATAGTTCGGTAACGATAACCCATTTGTTTGACAATATCGCATCAAATGATCTTTATAGTTATCATCGATCATGATAGAGTTCATGTTCACATATTCGGGATTATTGTATATTCTCAATATGAATTCACGGGCGTGAATGAGCCCTAGATCCATATAGATAGCGCCCACAAGAGCTTCAAACGCATCTTCCAAAATTTTTGGATTTTTATTCCATGAATTTCTCATTCCTTTTTCGTCCATGAGTATCCAATTATCTAAACCGAGTTTTGACGCAATAAAAGCAAGAGTTTCACCTCTCACAAGTTTAGTACGAGCTTTGGTTAAAAACCCTTCCTGGCGATTTTCGTATTTATCATACAAGAATTTAGTGATCACAAAACCTAATACGGAGTCACCAATAAATTCCAAAGTTTCAAACGAACCTGATAAAGTTTCATTTTCCTTAAGTGCTGATTTGTGTGTAAATGCTTTTTGGTACAAATCTATGTTAGATATTTTTGTACCAACAAGGTTTTCGACGGAATCCTTATCGATGATCATTTATATTCTGATGTATTCTTTTTTTTAAGCCTTTGTAGGTTCAACCTTGGTGTAATGAGGGCTGAGAAACTTCTGAAGGTTAAGGAAAGTGACCTGGACGTCGGCGGGGGGCTTAAGAAGATCCTTGAGCTTCTGGTCGAGGATGAGAACGCGGCCGTTGTCGGGATGCTTGAGACCGTTAGCCTTTACGTATTCGTTGATAGACTTGGTTACGGTGCTACGAGAAACGAGCTGACCCTCGGGAAGACCCAGGAACTTACGGAGATCCTCGGAGATCTTTTGCTCGCGGTTAAAACCGTTGTTCTTAGCGCGCTTGGAAGACTTCTCACCGGTAGGATCGTCAAGCTTAGCCTTGATCTTACGAACGATCTTGGTGAGAGACTTGATGTCAGAGCGAAGAGCGGCGATCTCAGTGAGGCAAGAATCACGAGTGCAAGTAGAATCAGTAGACATTATACATTACATACTCGTCACATCTTTAATTACATTCAAAAGGATACACAGGATGTACATAATTTTATTTTGTCTTTATATATTAATGGACGAGAAGAGTTATCCAATATCTACCATAAACACGTTTATGGAAGAGAATCTGTTTTTTAAGGATGCCAAACTTAAGAAATATTTCATGCGAAATGAAAAGAGGGATTTGGGAAAATTCAGGAATCGTTTACACAGTACGTTTAAGTCTAAGACGTTCGAAAAACAAATATATGTGTTGATAACTGACAACATACGTGATATAATATTGGATACCATAGGTGAAATTTCCGATACCATGAAAACTATGGGAGATCTAATCATCTCTGGCGGCGAAGCGTTCAATATGTATGTTGATTATAAAGATCGTATTATCACGAGTGATATTGACGCGAAGTTTGTACCCAGAATACAACTTAACACAAAATATTTTGGAAGATTGCAAGCTGTTAAATTGTTACTTTGGAATAAACTTGGTCAAATCGCGAAGAAACTCAACGCCAGAATTCATAAAAGGTTGTCTGCCTTAAGCAACAACAAGATCGTCAAATATCTCGGCCTAGGTTTTACCAAAAAGGGACCATTTGTTAGCCGTAGATATACCCTCATCAAAAAGAAAAAGGGAAGTACCACAAATAAACCAAGTACAAAGGATGTGTTTATAGATGTGGAATTATTCGCGTTAGACTTAAATGTGCGGTGCTTTTCTCCAGAAAAGGGCAGAATAGACAATTTTATCGTGGGTGGTATCTTAGACATACCTTTCATGAGACCAAAGGAATTTGGGTATGATGTTGCCCGAACAAAGCGTAGAGGTATCCAGTATAGAAATCCTGTCACAAACAAAATTATTAAGAATAAAAATGTATTTGTGGCGAGTAAAGAATTCTTAATTGAAGATATTTATCTCATGCAAAAATTACGTTTACGACCAGAGAAAAAAGAAAAGGACAGGAAACGTCTCGTAAAACTGGGTCAATTACTCGACAAACGGGTAAAAAATTCTGATACTATGGATACCGTATTTAAACTGGTACGATCAAAGTTAGCTAAAGTTAAAACTGCCAGGAAACAATCTGGAACTGTAAATCTAAAGCGAGCGATGAGAGTTGACCCAAATCGATACTCTATGTACACAACGGAACCATCAAAAGAACGATTGTCAAAACAGATCGTACACGGGATGCGTGTAACACCACAAAATAACAAGATAAACGGGTACGAAAGAACATACGGAAATCAACAGTTTAATCTCAAAAATTACAAGTGGAAACCAGCAACTAATAACGCATACGTTAAAAATGAATTCACACACAGACCCACGAATGCCCAGAGAATACCACCCAATCTAAACATGTCCGAAACATTATACGGATTTAAACCGAGACGAGATGGATGGGTACCAAAACCGTTACTCGAACGCGCATCAAAAATACCATATATAGGGTTAAAGAGATAACACATTAAAGGTGTATAATGCTTTTTAACAAAATTACCAAAGCCGAAGATGGCTCCCGTCACGTACGAACTTTTACAGACGACAGGAAGCGTGTTTTCTTACAGATCGACGATGTAAAGATTGTTGAGACACGCCCCGAGTTTGTGTTTGAACTCGCCGACCGCACTCAGGTAGATGCCATCCACGAGGAAAATATTAAAAACGCCGTTGAAAACTCAGAGGAATGGTTCGGTAGGTCTCTAACCGAGTCTACCCTCAAGCGAGCGTATCTTAAGGATGACGTCATCGGCGCAGAAATTCTTGAGAACGTCAAGGTATTCAACGATGCCAAGGAAGTCGTCGAGTATGACAGCATAGTTATCGATGACAAACCCTGCTCTATCATTCTAGAGTATTCCGGTCTTTGGTTTGCGAAGAAGACATTTGGACCATCATGGAACATTGTTCAGGTCAAACTGGCCCCAGAGCCAACCCCCGATCCAGAACCCGAGACTGAAACATTTGATGAAACTTATCCAGAAGACTACATGTTTAAGGATGAATAAAAAAATTTGTAGACAATATATAAAGAACTATGTTTAAGAAGATTTCTCCACGTACGGTTTTATTAGTGCTTCTCGTAATTTTTATTGTTACATGTGCGTGTGGTACTACCATGGGTAAGAAATCTATGTACACTCGTCAGCGTGATCTCGCCCCCGTCGGCGCGGATGTCGGTCCCAGCCCCGGCCTCGCCGCGGCTCCTTCCTCCGCTTGCGAGATGAAGGCCGGCACTGGTCTCGCCTCTTCCCTTTTACCCAAGGAGGTGGCCTCCCAGGAGGACTTCGGTCAATTCGCACCAGAGGACGTGCTTGCCGGTCAGAATTTCCTTGAACCAAGGAACCAAATCGGCTTCCCCGAGAGCGTTGGTGGTGCTCTCCGAAACGCTAATCAGCAGGTAAGAGCTGAACCTCCTAACCCCAAGGACCCCTTCGTTTGGAACAACTCTACTATCGTTCCCGATACCATGATGCGCCCCTTAGTATAAATAACTTAAAGGTAATCCCATACATTACAGTATAAAATGTCTACTACTACAGATGAACTTTCCCAAAGCGTCTCTAAACTGGTCGAATTAAACAGGCAGATTAAAGAAGCTCGTTCAGATATAAAAATTCTCGCGGATGCAGAAAAAGCACTTAAGTCGCAGATCAAAAAGTTGATGATTGACAACGGTCTCGACGTCATTAACCTCAAGAAGGGGAAAATCACGGTCAAGAAGAGCGTGAGAAAAGGTGGCTTAAACAAAAATTCAATCAAGGAAGGTCTCAGCGTGTTCTTTTCAGGAAACGAACAACAAGTAGAAAACGCCTTAAAGACTATCATCGATAATATTCCAACCAAGGAAACTTCCACTATCGCTCTCACCGGTGTAAAGGAAACGAACTAAAATGGTCTGGAATCAATATGTGTACGAAGCTACGACAGGAAATGAAATTGATTATAGTGATGATGAATATGAAAATGATCAGTTGGAACTGATGCATATCGACGATTGGCGTGATTTTTACAGCTCGGAACTCGAGTACATGTGGAACATTCTTCGTCAATACTTATACGACGCGAATTATCCAGGACACATTCTGAGACACGCGACATACGAAGATTTTATCCGATTCTGCTATAGGTTTTCGGACGCTTAGATAGATTTAAATATTTTAATACAGTAAATGATACCTACACTCTCTTTACCTAAGATGCCCGCCGTCACATCCCCCAAGGTCGCTGTACCCGCGGCTCTTTTCTTAGCTCTCAGCCCCGGTATGGTTCTCAAGGCCGATGGTCGTAAGTTCTCTTTCAACAAGGTTGGTACCGACCGTGTTACCATCTTCTTCCACGCCCTCGTATTCTTCCTTGTATACTCCCTCGTCGCTAAGGCTATGGGTATCGTCCTCACCAGGAACGATCTCCTTGTCGCCACGACTCTCTTCATCGCCCTCAGCCCCGGTTTACTTCTCACCATCCCTCCTGGTAAGTTCATGTCTGGTAAGACCAGCCGCCCGGCTATCTTAACTCACACCATCGTTTTCGCGGTTGTGTTCGCTCTTTTACGAAAGCAATTTCCTCAGTTCTATTAAGTGACTGAAGATGGAATACTTAGTCCTAGGCCCCGCATCCATGGGTATTTTTACCATGTTGGGAGCTTTAATTAACATAGAGGATGATTTGAAAAATATTAAAGAAATCTCTGGTTCATCAGCGGGTGCTATTTTAGGTGTATGTTTAGCGTTAGAAATACCACTGTACGATGTTCTTGACAAGTTTTTAAAGGTGGATTTGAAGAAATATACGAAGTATAATCTCAAATCATTGATGAAAAATTATGGTTTAATAGACTTAGATCCTATAAGAGATGTATTGAAGGAAGTTTTTGGTTGTGATCCGATATTTTCAGATTTAAAACGAAAATTACACATATCAACATACTGTCTAAACAGGGGACGTACGGAGTATTTTTCATCAGACTCACATCCCAATATGAAAGTTATAGATGCCGTGTGTATGAGTATATCTATACCTATTTTAGCATCAAGTATAAAACACACTGACATGATATACATGGACGGTGGTATAAAAGAACGTGTACCTATCACACCCTTCGAAGGTAAACCCCCACACAAGATACTATGTTTAAAACTGAAGAGTCAGGATATATTTTTTGAGAAAATCACAACCTTCAGTAAGTTCATAGAGACGTTTATGTCTTCTTTGCTCAACATACGCGCGGACATAAATTTAGATAAAATAGGAAGAGTTGTAGAAGTAGATACAGAAGATTACGATCTATTCTCGTTTAAGATGTCTTTTGATGATAAGTTACGTTTATTTCTTTTAGGCTTTAAATAAACATCTTGTTATATTTTTTTATCAGAATATAACAATATGGATGCGTGTGATCCAGGTACAGAATCCGGAAATATCAGGAGACTCATTAAATTACACACAGGTGAGACGATAAAACTATCGAAGGCTAAGGTGTGTGAAATTATGAAGGCGGCGAAGGAGAACCGATCTCCTCTACCCCCTCTCGGTCTCACGAAAGATAAGAAGTACCTCTTAGACGCCAAATCCCCTCTCACACAGAGGGATTTTGAGATACTGTTTAAAAGTACATCTAAACTCGCTGAGATAAAAAGAATCGCGAAAAAGTCTGGTTTGATTCAACTCGATAAGACGATCAATGAGTTAAAAAGTGCTATAGGACGTCGCCTCAGAAGTATGAACGTCCGTGAACCCGTTTTATTACACGGAAGGGCAGCGACCCAACGTGTATCCTCCGACAATAAGTTTTACAATTTAGAAAATAATATAAACACGACGAGGAACGCAAATAACGATAACAATAATAACGGTGAACGCACAAACATAAATAGCGCGCGGGTGAATAAAAATATAAACAGTGCTCGTGAAAATAGTAACAAAAATACGAATACTAACCGTAACGGAAACCGTAACGGAAACCGTAACGGAAACCGTAACGGAAACCGTAAACCCAACGTAAACATCACTCCTCGTACAAATCAATCCACAGGTAATCTTTCTAGAGATTTGGCACGTTTACGTCACCAAAGGCGTTTACAATCAACCGGCGGATTTGGGTTAGGAGGTGGCCGTGTCCTCGCTAACGGTATGGGTGGTAGACGTATGGTCGCTAACGGTATGGGTGGTAGACGTATCGTCGCTAATGGTGGTTCATCGTTCCTCCGAGGCGCATCATCTAATAATAGAACAACGTTTATTACCCGTAATACATCACGGGGTGATGCGGCAATTGCCCAGTTGGCTACCGAGCGTCGTGAGATGGCTCGTCGCATGAATTTAGCTCGTCAAGAAGCTGAGCGTTTAGCGAACAGGGCTGCACAAAATAAAACCGAAAGTGCCAGAAGTGAGGCGAGGTTAGCCAGAAATAGGTTTGAACAGCTGCAAAAAAATATGAACGAGAAAGAGCGGGAAACTAGAAATCAAATCAGAAAATTGGAAAACGAAAAGCGTAATACCGAGAGAAAACTCAATAACGCTTCCGAAAAAATAAATAACATTTCCGCTGCTAAAAATAACGC